CTCGCAGACGTTGACTGTCGGCAAGTTGGGCGCGGCCGTGAACTGGTCAAGCGAACTGGACGAAGATTCGTTCATCCCGTGGGTGCAGGAACTTCGCCGCGACCTGACCGCAGAAGCGGCAGAGGTGCTGGAGCACATCGTCATTGACGGCGACACCGTCACTACGGCGACCACGAACATCAACGATATCGGCGGCACCCCGGCGGGCACTGAGGCTTTCCTGCTGCTGAACGGCTTCCGCAAGTTGGCGCTTGTCACCAACACCGCCAACAGCCGCAGCGCCGGCACGCTGGCAGTCGATGACTACCTCGAAACCCTCAAGCTCATGGGCTTGGGCGGGCGCAACGCTGTCGATAAGGCGGCGGTGTCGTTCATTACCGACATGCACACCAACTGGGCTTCGCTGGTTCTGGCGGAACTCAAGACGACGGATGTCAATTCGCAGGCGACCGTCGAGAACGGGCAGCTCACGCGCATCTGGGGCCGCGAGGTCATCACTAGCGCCAATATGCATCGCGCCAACCAGGATGCGACGTATGGGCTGAAGGCGAACACCAGCGGCAAGATCGACCTGGATACTGCCAGCAACAACACGACCGGCAGCATCTTGGCGGTACGTTGGGACCAGTGGCGCTTTGGCTACAAGCGCATGATGAACTTCGAGATTCAGCGCGAGCCGCTTTCTGACTCGACGCTTATCGTCGTCAACATGCGCGTTGGCATGGTCTACCGCGACACGGACGCCAGCGCCATCAGCTACAACGTGACGCTTTCCTAAGCGATAGGGACGGGGGAGGGTAGCACTCTCCCCCTAACCGAAGGGGGATACATGGCACAGCTATACAACCTCAAAGCGGGGGTAAGCACACAAGCGGACTTGGTGACGGCACCGGACTACTACACTGTAGCCAGTGCAGACGGCGCGGTGACGATTCAGACCGGCAACGTCATCATCACCAAGGCATCGGCGGCAGCGCTGACGTTGGGCACACCGACAAGCGCGCAGAACGGTACGAAGATTACGTTCATCAGCACCACGGCGGCAGCGCACACCGTCACGGCTGGCACCATCGGCTTCAACGCCGGCGACGCGGCTAAGGACGTGGGCACGTTCGGCGCGGCAATCGGTAACGGGTTTACCTGCATCGCCTACGAGGGCGAGTGGTACGTTACCTACGCCACCAACGTCACCTTCGCATAACGGGAGCAATGAGCAATGCGGGTGTGCTTTCTGGTTGACTATCGGGGCAGGCTGACACGGGAGGACTACTACACCGCAGGCGCGGTTGTGGAGTTCGAGCCTGCGACGGCGCAATCCCTGATTGACGAAGGGCGCGCGGTGGCGTTTGCCGCACAGACGCCGCCGGAAATCACGCCCGCATTGCCTAAGCGCAAGCGGCAGACTAGCGGGGGTGTGCTGTGACGGCATACTGCACGGCAAGCGACGTACAAATCGCGCTGAACATCGAAGGCACGCAAGACGACGGCTGGCTTACCACGCTGGCGGACTCGGCTAGTGCATGGATTGACGCGCACTGTGCCGTGCCGGCCGGCGGTTTTGCGGTATCGGCAGACAGTACGCGGCGCTTCGACATCTGCGCGCTAGAGGACGGTGCGCTGTGGCTTGACATGCCGCTAGTCTCGCTGACAAGCCTGACCAACGCAGACGGCAACGCCATCAACACGGCGACAGTGCGGCTATGGCCCATCAACGGCCCCCGGTATTGGAGCATCCGTATGCTGACGACCGGCCCCGGCTGGCAGTGGGTTACGGATGGGCTGTTTGCCGTGACGGGTAAGTGGGGTTGGAGCACAACGCCGCCAACACCCGTCAAAGAGGCGACTGTCATGCTGGCAGCGTGGATGTTCAAGCGCTACCAAGCGGGGCTACAGGATGCGGCGAACAACGTCGAAATCGGGCAGATGATGTACTCGGAGAAGATGCCTAAACAGGTGGTAGCACTGTTGGCGCCCTTTCGGGTAGGGACGCGGCTGCTATGACACTCGACGCGGCAATCGGGGGCGTGCGGGCGGCGGTTGGCACCATGACGGGGCTGACACGCATCTATGACGACCCGCCGGCAAGCCTGTCGGAGTTTCCCTGCGCGTTCGTGGTGGCGGCATCGGGCGAGATGTCCGACACGGGCGCGGGCGGCTTGGCACTGCACGTTATCGCCGTCGAAATCTACCAAAGCCCGAACATCACGGCGCAGGCGGTAGACGGGGCGAAGGTGTGGCCCGACCGGGTGTTTGCGGCGCTGCGTGCAGACCAGACGCTCGGCGGCACGGTGGCACATATCCGCTGGCCCATCACCTATCAGGCGCTAGGGTTGCAGTACAACAACGTAACGCATTACGGGATGCGGTTCAACGTGACAGTTAAGGTAATCGAGTGACACATGAGCGACATTGTACTTAGGTATATCGGCGGCGGTGGCTACATCCCGAACGTGCCCGCGCGTGACCTGACGGCAGAGGACGCGGCGCGTTACGGTGACATCATCGCCCGCGAAGAAGCGGCATCAGGTACGCGGCTGTATGAGGCGGTAGCACCCGCGCAGGCAAGCAAGGCGGCAAAGGTAGCGCCGCAGGAGGAACAGAATGGCTAACGTCTACGGCCCATTTAGCATGAACAAAACCGCCCTCGGGCGGGAATCGACGTATGGCACCGGCGTAGCAGCGACTACGCTCTGGCGTGCCCCGTTCAGCATGGTTGAGGATGCCAGCGAACATGTGGTGGTTGATGAAAACATCGGCCTATTCATGCAAGCCGAGCGCGGGTATTTCAACAACTACCGCGGCCGGCTGGCAATGCCTGCCACGGAACTGACGTTTGAGCAGGTGTGCCACATCCTGGAAGCGGGCGTGCTTGCCGCCACCCCAAGCGGCACCGGCACCTACACGCGCGCGTACGCGTACCCGACAGACGGCAGCGTACCAACGCCGAAAAGCTACACCATCGAAACGTACAACATGGCGGCAGACGCCGACGCGCTCGAAATGAACGGCTGCTTGGTGGAGGAATTTACCTTCGAGGCGAACGCAGGCGAGGCATGGAAGATGTCTGCTACCTGGTTCGGTAAGCGCCCCGTTACCACTACGCCGACCGCGCTGACGACGCTTGTCGCGGTGGAGGAAGCCAAGCTCCCCATGACGCTGCTCTACATCGACGCCACGGGCGGCACGGTGGGCACCACGCAGAAGCTAGGCGTGCTGATGGGTGCACAGGTGCGTGTCAAGACTGGATTGCAGCCTGTCCCGGTTGGCGACGGTTCACTGAGCATCACGGCGTACAAGTGGACTAAGCCGGAGGTAACGTTCACTTTGACGCTGGAACTGCAAGAGGACACCGGCGTCAGCATGGTTTCCACCGAGCGCACGGCGTTCACGAATCAGACGGTGCGCCTGTTCAAGACATCGTGCAGCGGCACAAGCTCGCGCTCGTTCGTGATGACATGGGCGGGCGTCTATGACAGCGTAGGCGACTACACAAGCAACAACGGTAACACGACGGTGCAGTTGTCGGGGCACGCGGTCTACAGCAGCGCGGACACGCTGTTCTGGGGCGCGACGGTTATCAACGGCGTAGCGACACTACCGTAAGGGGTAAGCATGGGGTTCTTCACTAGCACCACAAAGCCGGTGGATTTAGGCGGCGGCAATACCGTCACGCTGCGCAAAGTAACGTTCGGGCAGTACGCCGACGCGCAATCAGCGGCAACGCACATCGCAAACGACAGCGTACAACTGGACTGGCCCCGTCTGCGGGCGGAAGTGCTCAAACGCAGCGTCGAATCATGGGACGGCCCCGACTTTGACGGGCAGGCGCCGACAGCGGAGAACATCGCCCGCTTGCCGTGGGAAATCGGGAACAAGCTGGCAGAGGAAGCAATGCAGCTCGCGACCGTGGGGACAGAGGCGGGAAACTGATATGGCGTGGGTACGAAATGCGATTCCTCCACGACTCGCAGGACGTATCCACGCCGACCCGCTACGGCGTATTGATGGCGATCATGCGGGAGTACGGTTGGAGTTGGCGCGACCTGTGCGACACGCCGGCGGACCTGGTGGAAGAAATCGCCATGCGGCTTTCGGCGGAACAGCACTGGACGGCGGAACGGCGCAACATGGACGCGGCATTTGCGGCGGCGCGTAGCAAGTTGGGATAGGCGGCGATTGTGGCGGACGAACTCGTTAAAGTTGGCATAGTCGCAGAAGACAAAACCGGCCCCGGCGTATCGTCGGCAAAGCGCAACCTTGAGGGGTTGGGCAAGAGCGCCGTTACCGCGTCAAGTGGCTTTACCACGATGGAAAAGGCCATTATCGGCGTCGGTGCGGCTGCGGCTGGACTCACCGCGGCGGCGGGCTTTGGCGTCGTCAAGATGGCGCAAGGCGCGCTGCAATCCTACGCGGCGTATGAGCGTCTTGGGCAATCCATCAACGCGCTGACCGCCAAGCAAGCCCTGCTCAACGGCTCTGCTACGACGATGACGCAGGCGTTGGCTCAGACAAAGACGCAATCCAAGGAACTGCTAGGCTGGATTGAAAAGCTGGCGATTCAATCCCCGTTCCGGCAAGACGACGTTGCCAACGCGTTTCGCTTGTCGATGGCGCTTGGGTTCTCCACCAAAGAGGCGCAGCGGCTAACGGGTGCGATGCTGAACTTTGCCACGGCGACGGGGCAGGGCGGCGAGACAATCGAGCGTATCAATCGCGCCTTGGGGCAGATGCGTACCAAGGGCAAAGTCAGCCTTGAGGAAATCAACCAACTGACTGAAGCCGGTGTCGATGCCATGCGGATTTTGCAGCAGGCAACCGGCAAGACGGGCGAAGCGCTGTATAAGGACATATCGAAAGGCGCAATCAGCGCCGACTTCGCCATCAACGCCATCATCAGCGACACGGAGAAATTGTACCAAGGCGCGGGCGATGCGGCGGCAACGTCGATGTCGGGGCTGCTGTCCAGTCTGCAAGAGGTGCAGGACATCGTTGGCCGCGAACTGTTCACGGGCGTCTTTGAGCAGTTGCAGGGGCCATTGGCGGCGCTTACCGCCATCGTCACCGCACCTGAGTTTAAGGCAGGCTTGGAGAGTTGGAGCGCGACGCTAGGCACGTTTACCGGCGACCAGTTGGAAGCCGCCGCGGGCGCAATGGAGCGCATCGACTCAGCTATCCAGCCGCTACTCAACGCAGGCGCACCGGCTTGGATGGTGGCGTTACAGGGCATTGCAGCGGCAAGCGGCAGCGATTTTAAGATTACCGTCACGCCCGAAGTCACGTCAATCAAGCTACCGGAGGCGGGGCTTGGCATTGACATCACGGCGACGGCAACTAAGCTGGAACTCGGCGCAGGCTTGCCCCCGCTCGAAATTGCCGCCAACGTTTCCCCGGAATCAGCCGCCATTATTGAGAGCGTGCTAAAGGCGGCAAGCGAAGGCGGCGCGAAGGGGTTCGGTTACGAATTAGGCGTGCAATCCCGTATTGCCTTGCAGAAGCAATCGGCGGAACTGGCAACCGTGTTTGCGGGGTGGGGTGAGCAAGCAAAAAGCAACCTCGACTCGGCACTGTCCACTTGGCAGCCGGTGATCGGCGCTGTAGGGACATGGGTAGGCGACACGCCCGCCAAACTGTTTGCGATGGCGGCTGCACCGTTTGCCGAGCCGATTATGATGGCGGGTAGTTGGCTCCCCGGCGCACTCAGCAGCCTATGGGATACCGTGCAAGGGTGGTTCAACGCCAACCCGGTTGGGCTGAACGTCAAGGCGTCCGTACAGGTTGACTCCTACACGCCAAGCACACAGCCGTTAGGCTTGCCCCCAGGAACGACGTTCGGCAATGACATCACCTTGCCCGCGCCGTCATTTAACGCCGACCCCCGCTATAGCGGTTGGAACTCCCCCGCCACTAGCAGCACAGGCGGACCCACACCCAAGCGCAAACGTGCCATCGGTGACGGCTTCTTTGGTGGCGGGCTTGCCCTGGTTGGCGAGGCGGGGCCGGAATTGGCAGTGCTCCCGCGCGGTACGGCAATCTACAGCAACCGTGACACGCGCTCACTGTACGGCGGGCGCATCCCCGGTTTTGCTACCGGCACAACGCAACTGCCACCGGGGGCGGGGCCATTTATCGCGCTACTGCAGGCGGCGGGGCTGTGGAAATCGGTTGACACAAGCGGAGGCATGGGGCCAAAGACACAAGCGGAATCACTCGGTTGGCGCGACTTCACCAATCAGGGCGTGCAGGCAATGCAAACCGCCGCAGACCGCACCGGGGCCGCGTTTGAGGAAACCGCCGGCAAGGTAAACAAGACGTTTGAATCCGCGCTGCAATCTGTACCGGGGCTGTTTGGCACGTCACAGGTAACAGCGGACGATATGCGCAAGTCGCAGTTGGGGCTGTACCAACCGAAGGCGGATGAATACCTGCGCCAACTGTCGGACGAAGTGCTTAACGGCAAGGATTGGGGCGCGGCCGTTGACATCAAAGACGCCGCCAAGCGTGCAGGCATCGACCCCAACTTGCCGAACGACATCATTTTGGAGCTTGTCAAAGAGGCATGGAACAACAGCAGCCTGTTTGCCGAGGGGAAGAACCTTGACCTGATTAACACCGACGCCGTGAAAGCCGCCATTGAACAGCAGCAAAAGCAGTTGTCAGGGCAGGCAAGTTTGAAGGCGTTATTCGGCATTACAGACGAGAACTTGACGCAGCAGAGCGAGGCGTTAGGGCAGGGCTTGGCGGCTGTGTTTGGCGGGGCAAGTGACACGGACGCGGTAAAGGGTGCAGGGGCGGCGCTTATGGCAGGCATTACCACCGGACTATCCGACCCCGGCGCGGCGTCGGGCGCCGTCAAGGGCATGGCAGACGCCATGAAAACAGCACAGGGCACACCGGAAAATCAAGCGGCGCTCTACGATAACGGCTACGGCGCATATGGGGCTTGGAGCAAAGGTTGGGCGGCTGCGGCTGCGGCTGCGCCGATTGTGCCCCCCGGCGGCGGGACGGTTGGCCCCGTGACGAATCCCGCAAGCAAGGCGGTAGGAACCGGCTTCTGGCAGGGCGGTTGGATGACTGTGCACGCAGGCGAAACGCTGTACGCCCCACGCGGCACGACGGTACGTAACGCCCGCGAGAGCAGCAGGGGCGGCGGCGTGACGGTGGTGAATAACGTCACCATCAACAGCCAGATAGACAAGGAAGCGTTCCTGGCTGACATGGCGCGGCGGATTCGGAGGGCTTCATAATGGCGCACGCGCTTTCAATCACGGACGGTACGACTACATTCGGTCTGTCCACAACCAACTCCATGCTAACGCTGTACGTGCCCACGGAGGCACAGCAAGGCGAAACGTCGGTTACGGAGAGCGTCGAATTGATGTTCTATGCGTCGTCGGCTTCCGCCATGCAGACGGCGATACAAACGCTGCAACGGCTGTTGGAGGGTGTGCGGCGTCGGCAGCAATGGGGCGTAGGTCCGCGCGTGTATTTTCAATTCCAACCGGACGGCGACGCTACCACCTGGCGCAGCGAAATGCTGGACGCGCGGCTTGAGTACAAAGAGGACACGCTCAAGGTGTTCGCACAAGCGAAAATGCCCGCAACGCTGTTGGTGCAGCGCGTCCCATTTTGGGAAGGCGCGTTGACGCAAATACCGCTTACCAACGCAAGCGCCAGTAACAACACGTCTGGGATCACCATCTACAACCACGACGATAGCGGCACCAACCACGACAACTATGTCCAGATTGCCGCGGCAGACGTTGGCGGCTCACTCCCCGCGCCTGTCAAGATTCAGTTGACGAACAACACCGGCAGCACCGTCAACTATAAGCAAATTTTGCTTGCCTGCAACGCCTTCTGCGACCCCGGCAACTTTGCGCACATCCTCGAAGGCGAAGCCAAAGCCAGCGGCGGCAGCACCGGCAGCAATGCCGACAGCAGCGGCGGCAGCTACGCGACGTTGACCGTCAACACGTCGGCGTCACATCAATGGGACTTGTCTTCAACGTTCCTGCAAGATACGCAAGGGCACGACTTTCACCTGTTGGCACGCCTGCGCAGCATCAACGGCACGGTGTACATGCGGCCGGCGGTGTATGAGGCGACGGGTAATTATGCGCTGTGGCAGGGCGACGAAATACAGGCGGGCGTGCTCACCGACACACTGTTGGACTTGGGCACCGTGCCATTGCCGCCGGGGGGCTACGCAACCGCCTACGCAGCGCAGCGGCTATCGGTTGCCATGCGTTCGGCGTCTAGCGTGGTGGTGGAAACTGACTTTCTAGCGTTCTTCCCGGCGAACACGTTTCGTAAGCTGCGTATGCTTTCCACCATCGCCAACAGCACGGCGATAGTAGACGACCAGACGGAAGGGCGCGCCTACAGCATCACCAGCAGCGCAGACACACCCAACGTCGTGACGGCGGGGATGCCGCTGACCGTGTGGCCCAACACGCTGCAACGCATATTTGTGCTGTGGAGCCTTGCCGACCTGAGCGCTCCCATTGCGTCAACGCTGAGTGTCAAGGTGTGGTACAGACCGCGGAGGGCGTCATTCTAATGCCTGACTTCACCATCTCCGCATGGGACCGCGATAACAACCCTGTTATATTGCCCGCCGGCTTGACGTTCATGCCGACCCGCTTCGGTGCGGTGGCGCTTGGCGGCTTTGACTCGGCAGAAATCAGCGTCAGCGGCGCGGAGTTGGCATTACACGGGCTGCGCTCCTGGCTGCGCTACCGCATCGAAATCACGGGCGCGGCGGGCTTGGTGTGGGAAGGGCACGTTGACAACATTCTGTTGACGCTCCCCGGTGTGTCAGTCAGTGTCGGCATGGAACAGATGTACAACGCCATCAAGGTGCTGTATAGCTACACCGGCGATGATGGCGGGTCCGAATCCGGCGAGACGGAATGGGGCACCGATACCGATAGCATCAACGAGTACGGGCGCAAAGAGGCGATACATAGCAGCGGCGGCGAAACCACGTCGGAGGCGGCAACCGCGCTGCGTGACACGGTGCTGGCCGGCACGAAGAAAGCCAACGCGCCTACGGTGTCGGTGGAGGGTGCAGGCGACACGGGCGCAGGGGCAATCCTGACGTGCAGCGGGCGCTTTCATCAACTGGAATGGCGCTACCACACCGACACGGGCGGCTACGAAGCGAATGAGCAAACCGGCGAACGCACGCTGCTCGGCTGGACGTACACCAGCACTAGCATCGGGTTTGTCACGTCGCCATATAATAAACTGGCAGACTACAACAGTCATTTGGAAGCGCTTGACGCGGACGATCAACTGCTTGTCAGCGGCACATGGGGCGGCAGCAATAACGGGCAGAAAATCGTCAAGAGCAAAGTGGGCGGGGACCCCGAAAGCTACACTGCCACTACCATAAGCTTTGACCCCGCCGACGATGTGCTAGACAGCGCGAACGGCTTGGGCTTTGTGCGGGCAAAGGAAGCCATCAGCATCACCGGCACAACCGGCGGGCTAAATAACGGCGTGTACCTGTCCTCCGACGTGACAAGCGCAGCGCGGTTCGAGGTGGCGTCATACGGCGCGCATCCCGTGGTGGCGCAAGCGGCGGGGCCATCCGTCACCATCGCGCAGGCGCAGAGCGTGGAGCTTGTCAGCAGTCCCGTTAACGAGCCAAGCGGGAACACCATCACGCTGACCGCCTACGGGCAGAAGATGGCGCAGCGGTTCCAACTGAGCAACGGCCCCTGGTCGTGCGGCGAAGTGGCGATACACGTCGCCAAGTGGGGTTCGCCTGCTGATGACGTAGTAGTTTCGCTGTTCTCCGACAACGGCAGCGACCAACCGAACGCGCTGCTAGGCTATGGCTACATCCACCCGGCGGATATCCCGGCACAGTCCGCCACATGGCGCAGCGCCAAGTTGGTGACACCCGTCACGCTGGCAAACGCCACCAAGTACCACATCGTAGTCAGCCGTGCGGGTTCGAGTGACTACGCCAACTATTACACCGTGTCGCGTGACGCGGATGGCAGTTATAGCAACGGCGCCTTGCTGCTGTGGACTAGCATGACATGGGACGCACCCTACAGCACGTCGGACATGGCATTTAAGTTGTGGGCGACGATGGACAGCACCGCCAAAATCGCGGGCATTGTCGCGGGTGCAACCGGCGTCGTGCTCAACACCAACGCGGCGGCGGAAGCGGGCGTCAGGACACGCCAACTGCGCGATAACCGCAGCACGGCATGGGAGGAAATCGCCCAACTGTTGCAGACGGGCAACAGCAGCGGGCAGCGTATCCTGTGCAGCGTCACGCCACAGGGGACGCTTGTGCTGACCTACGAATCGGCGTTCGACGCGCAAACGGCGCTTGTGTGGACGCGGGACGGGCGTATCCGGGCGGCCAACGGGCGTTACCTGCTCCCCGGCGTATTGCCGGTGGGCAAGTGGGTGCAAGTGGAGTCGCTACTGTCTGCCGACTGGCAGGCGGACACGACGCGCTTTTTGGTTGACTCGGCAGAGTACGACGCGGAAAACGGGCGTTGGACATTGCGCCCGAAAGATGCGGCGAACCCGTTCGATTTGGGCACGGAACAGGGGTAGGCATGGCGCGCAAGTATTCGAGCGAGTATAAAAACCTACAGCCCTATGTCGTGGAGGACATTCGCAAGGTAGTAAATGCGGCGGGCACGGTTGGCGGCAGTGCATCCACGGGCGTCACCGACCACGGCGCACTAACTGGACTCAGTGACGATGATCACCCGCAATACCTGACACCCGTACGCGGCGATGCGCGCTATATCCCGTCTACTCGCACGCTCACAGCAGGAGCAGGCTTGACGGGCGGCGGCGACTTGTCGGCCGATCGCTCGTTTGCCGTAGGGGCAGGTCTGGGCATCACGGTGAATGCCGATGATGTGGCGCTTGCGTCGTCTGTAGCGGGCGACGGGTTGACCTACAGCAGCGGCGTGTTGGCGGTGGGCGTGTCGGGCTTGGGGCTTGGCGTCGGTGCAGATGCGGTAACGCTCACAAGCAGCAGCAATCCGGGCGCAGCGGCGGCTATCCTGGCATCGTCTGCGGCGGGCTTGCTCACATTGCAGAATGGCGCATTTACGCAGGCGGCGTCGTCTGCGGCAACATTTGCCAGCGGGTTCGCGGGTTCCGGTTGGCGGGCTGACTATGGCATCACGACGGCGGGCAAGGCATCGTTGGAGGTTGACGACCTGACCGTGCGCGGTAGGATGCGCGTCTACGAGCTGTTGATACAGCAAATCAGAGCCACCAACGGCAGCTTGTTTGTGTCGTCTGCGTCAAAGGTTGTCGAAATTGCGGCGACCACAGTTAACCCACTGTGGACCGTCAACGGCTCGCAGCTAAAATTCAACGGCAGCAACGCCACGCTGACCACGACCATCTACACCATCAACACTGTCAAGAGCACGGGCGCAACCGACACGGACAACGGCAGCACAGACCGGCGCGCATATCACGGCTTTTTGTACGGCGATGTCATTCGGGCACAGCAGGTGCGGTGGAACGGCAGCTCGTTTGCAGGCATCATCCAAAGCAACCTTGAAGTAACGGCGGTCCCCAACCTGTACAGCTACAACGGCACGCTCGTCAGCGGCGATGCGGCGGCGGTTGGTTATGACTACGTGCGGCTTGGCAATGCATGGGATAGCAGCAGGCAGGGCAGCGTATACCTCACGTCAGACGACAGCGCCGCGCCATTCATCGACATCGTAGATGGCGTGCGCTATCACACCGATTGGAACAGCGCCAGTGTCGCCCGCGTGCGCGTGGGTAAGCTGACAGGCATCTCGGACAGCGATTTTGGCGGCGCGCTTTCCGGCTACGGGCTGTATGGCACCAACGTATACCTAAAGGGAAGCATTTACGCCAGTTCGGGCAGTTTCACCGGCACGGTGTACGCCAACGCAGGCAGTTTCACCGGCACGGTTACGGCTGCACTAGGCAGCATCGGCGGCTGGACGCTGAGCGCGTCGTCACTCATCGCGGGCAGCGGCGCGAATACGGTGGGGCTGGACAGCGGCGGCACGAACCCGGCCATTTATGCGGGCAGCGCCACGCCGGGCAGCGCACCGTTTCGGGTGACGAATGCGGGCGCATTGACGGCGACGAGCGCGACG